TCAATGCATACGGGGTATAGAAAAATTCTAATGTTTTAATTGAGGAGGTTGTATTAATATAAAACCCAGAGCTTGCAATAGTCCTTATTCCATTTTTAGCATTTCTTGAAAGAATTGGATGCTTGTCATTTCCAATTGTTATATCATATACTGAGACTCCAGCAAGACCCTCTAATGTAGAAATATAACTTGAACTATTTGAAGCATATGCAATTTGATTATTATAGAATTTAATTTGAAGAGTGGATAATTTAGGCAGGTATTTGCTGCTATCTGTTGTTGACATAGTTATCTTTAAATAGATTTGCTTATTGCCATTAAAGCTTGCAATAGTAAATTGTGGAATCTTCTGTCCATTTTGGCAAGCCTGGTATGTTGTGCCATCTACTGAAACTTCTACTGTTATTCCATCTGTTCCGTTCCATTCTATTTTTGAAGAATCTAAAACTGAAGCATATGGTAAAGATATATAGTCTGTCAAAATTACAGTCTTTGATCCTGTTGATTTTTTAATTGCTAAAGATTGCTCTGAATCGCTGTAGTATAAATCATCTGTAATAAAATACTCCCAGCTTTTATTTCCAGGATAAGAATAAATAAACTGAGTAGAAATATTTTCATCGTATAGGTCAAATAGTTCTCCGCTATCTGGATCTACAATTTGAATTGGAGCTATCTGAGATGCTTCTAAGTAATGGTTTTGAATCTGAGAAAAAGATAAAGCATATCTATATACACCCACGCTATTTATTAAAAAATAATCACTTGCATCTAATGTTGGCCCAGTTTGAAGAGCAAGCGAAGTATTGCTAAATGTAAAGCCACTTAAAACTCTTGTTGATACTAATTGTGCATCCACGTAAATAGACATTGATGTTGGGCTATATGTTGCAACAATATAATGAACCTTATCAACATTTAAGAGAGTATGTGATAAGACTTCTGAATTTACTTTAAATGTTATGTTTCCCTTATCATAGAATAAGCCTACATTTTCCGATGTATCCGCCAAAATAGGTGTCTCATTAGTTGTTGTAAATTTTGGATAAAACCATGCCTCTAATGTAAAGTCATTATCTGATGAGGTTAATGTTCCAAATTGGCTGGTAGTTGTAGTAGCAGTATAATCTTTTGTAAAAGAATACTGTATTGAATTACCATTAGTTATTTTAGTTGATCTTGAATTTCCTACAACTATAGGAAGAATATTTGTTTCTGGATCCACCGCATAAACGCTATCATTCTCACACCCAGAATGATCGTATGCAACATCTCCATATATGTTTGCATAAGATGCAAGAAGGGGGTCGTCTAAAATTGCTTGATATGTAGCATATGAACTTTCAAGAGAAGTATAGTTTGCAATATCGACTGTAGTTAAATCATCTAAAGGGTAATATCCAATTGGATAGTCTGATAAAATTGTTGATCTATATGACATTATCCACCTACTGCTGATTTAAGATATCTAATTATAATTAATCCTGATCCGCCATTTCTTCCAGAACCACCGCCACCCTGACCGCTTCCACCAATAATTTCATACCATCCTCCACCTGCACCACCGCCGCCGCCAGTATTTGCTGCACCAGCTGTACCTAAAGAAAAACCTGGTTTTCCAGATGTAGATTTTCCGCCATTGCCTCCTCCGCCTAATCCTCCTGTTCCAGCAGTTCCATCAGCCCCGACTACGCTGTCTTTTGATCCATAAACAGCTCCACCGCCGCCTCCGCCTGCATAATAACCGCCAACACCAGTTGAAGTAACAGATGCCCAAGAAGAATATGCGTTTGTTCCATTTCCACCATTGCCTCCATTTGCATTATTTGTTCCGCTATTGTTTGATCCAACTGCCCCTGCTCCACCTCCGCCAGCTGATCCCACATAACCATAAGATTGAGAATTTACAGGAGATGCATCCCCACCTTTATTTCCTTGACCAGATGTTCCATTGCTTCCAGTGTTATAACCGCTTTCACCAATTCCACCGCCACCAGATCCGCCAACTACTGGCCATGTTGAATAATAATTTGGCCCCATTCCTCCTCCTACTGCTGTTGAGGAATCAAAAATAGAATCACTTCCTTTTCCAGCAGATCCTTCAGAGTTACCAGGCCCGCCAGCGCCAACATTAAAAAAGTAAGAAAAATTATCAAAGTTGCCAGTGTTATATACAAATCCACCAGCTCCTCCAGCGCCACCTGCGCCACCGCCCATAAAGTTTCCACCGCCGCCACCTGCAATACAAATAGATTCGTAAGCAATTGGTCCGTTTTGAACTGTTATTGTTGCACTAGCTGTAAATGTTCTGTAGTAGTATGTTGAATCTGATGTAACTGTTCCGCCACCAGTTATTTCTGGACCGCCATTAGTATTGACACCTAATGCCATAGCAGCATATGTCATAGTTAGCTCAGTCCTGGGCCAGATATTACAAATGTATCCGTGTCAACACAAAGTATTGTTGCAAGTCCATATCTAGGAATTGTTCTATTTCCAGTGCTTAGGAACGATGCAAATCTCATTGTAACTCCAGATCCTTGTGTAATTGTTTGTGAAGAAGAAGAATTGTTATATATAACAACATTTTGACCAGCCGTAAATACTGATGCAGGAACTGTAACTCCACCAGTTGTTATACTAATAAATTTTCCGTTATCTGAAGAAAGCAGTGTATAGCTAGCACTTTTACTATTTTGAGGAACGGTTGCTGGTCCTTCTGGTCCAGTTGTTCCTTGAGTTCCTGTTGCACCCTGTGTACCTGTTGCACCCTGTGTTCCTGTTGCACCTTGTGTGCCTGTTGTGCCTTGTGGGCCAGTTGTTCCTTGAGATCCTGTTGTTCCTTGAGTTCCCGTTGCGCCCTGTGTACCCGTCTCACCTTGTGAACCTGTTGTGCCTTGTGCGCCAGTTGTTCCTTGAGTACCAGTTGTTCCTTGTGTACCAGTTTCACCCTGTGTGCCTGTTGCACCTTGTGCTCCAGTTGTTCCTTGTGTACCAGTTGTTCCTTGTATGCCAGTTTCACCCTGTGTTCCTGTTGCGCCTTGGGCTCCAGTTGTTCCTTGTGATCCAGTAGAACCTTGTGTGCCAGTTGTTCCTTGAGACCCTTGAATTGGACCAACGTTAGTCCAAACAGAACCAGTCCAGACATAAAGATCTCCAGTGATTATGTATGCATCACCTAAAGTTCCTGTTGGATGTGCAGACTGTAGCGCACCTAAACTTGCATAAGTTCCTAAAATATCAACACCAGTTCCAGCAACACCTTGAGTTCCTGTTGTTCCTTGAGTTCCCGTTGCGCCCTGTGTACCCGTCTCACCTTGTGAACCTGTTGTGCCTTGTGCGCCAGTTGTTCCTTGAGTACCAGTTGTTCCTTGTGTACCAGTTTCACCCTGTGTGCCTGTTGCGCCTTGTGCTCCAGTTGTTCCTTGTGTACCAGCTGTTCCTTGGGTTCCTGTTGCACCTTGTGCTCCAGTTGTTCCTTGCGTTCCAGTAGTTCCTTGAAGGCCCTGTGTGCCCTGCGTTCCAGTAGTTCCTTGTGGTCCTGGGTTTGCTGTTAAATATGTATCAATGTTTTGTGCAAGTAGCTGAATGTCCGCAGGAATATCTGGCGGATCTGAATAAGCGGGAAAACTAAAACCCTTTGATGTTGAGCCCATTTTAAAATTATACCACCTTAAATATTATAACAATCATTTAGAACTAAAACACTCTGGGTGCCTAATAACTAAAGCCTTATTAACCCAAACCTGGTCTTCAATATTCCAGCCCCATTCGTATGATACGTCTATAAGGGCAAATCCGTTGTCAGTCATAAATTCTGTAATTTTATCAGTAGTCACATGATCATCGTGCATTGGAGTTTTTTCAGTCTCTAAATGAAATAGCCGAACATCTTTTAGCCGATCCCCAAATCCTTGTAGGACTTGCCAGCTATATCCTTCTGTATCAACTTTAACAACATCTATCCTATCATTGACCCCCAAATTTGATAGAAGAGTGTCCATGCGAGTAGAAGGAACTGTTATCTTCTGAACCTTGTCTGCATAGTATTCGGGGGTGGGGCTAATAGATCTATCTTTATTAAATACTGAGGATGTGCCAGAAGATTCTTTATCTTCACCATTAACAATATGGAAATCAGTTTGCCCGTCTTTTTCTGTAATAGCTGTATAAATAATATCCATCCAAGGGTATTTAGATTTTGTTTGGCTAATAGCATTTACGTTGGCATCTACAGCAATTACCCTAGTGCTATTTAATTTCTTATATAAATAGTAAGCGTCATCACCATCTCTTGTTCCAATGTCTATAATTATAGGAGCATCACTATCAAAGTGTTTACGGAAATTAGTTACTACTGGTTCTAATGGATCAATATATTCTCTTGTTTCAAATAATTTAAGATTGCCGATAATTGCTATTCTGTATCCATGCGTTATATCTTTTTTAAGGACTTCTTGGAATAGGTCATAAGACTCATCTTTTCTGCCGACCCACCAGCCAGCAACAGCTTTTTCAAACATTAAAGAATACTCTCCTGGATAATCTACCCAAGTAGGCAAAGCAGATACTTTATTTTTTGTATGCATTAGCCCTGTCTCAGAAAATGTATACGCTTCTTGCCAGCGCTTTGCTCTTTCACAATATCTTGCTAAAAGAAACCACGCCTCTGGTCTTGTTGGAATATATGCAACAGCTTTTAAGAATAAATTATGTACTGTGCTTTCACGATTTTTTTGATTTTCAAAACATTGAGCAGACTTTAAAAGAGATGTGTATACATATTCTGGATGAGAGTTATATCCATATTCTGCTGCACGAAGATAGAAAGAAACGGCAGAAGCTGTCTGTCCAGCTTTTTCATATTCCATTGCAATATTAAAGCTTAAAATAGGATTGAAGGGGTCTTTAGAAAGATCAACAACTAAATCATTTATTGACTTAAACATTTAAAGCCTCCTCAATCATTGTATTAATAACTTCACCAGGAACTTCTAAAACAAAAGCTGCATTGTCTTGGAATCCAAAACTAACTAATAGATTTCCTTCATGTTCTGCAGCTCCTGCACAAAACTCAATTTGTCCATCTAGAAAAGCCCAATTTTCAGGAGATACTCCTACTAAAACAAAATCTTCATCCCATACGCATATGCGATGGCGATAGGTTCCATTCTTTTGTTCCATATAGTTTTTGAATAAAACAACTTCGTGAGAAATGGCAATATAATGCTTGCCCCATTTAATTAACTGAGATCCGCCACGTTGTTCTGTATCAGGCTCTACGCCCTGTTTAAGACTTATTTGTTCACAACGAGCAGGCAGCTTAGGAAAAGTTTTTACAAGCTCAGTTGGAGATGTCCATTTAATATAATGAAATGGCTTATCAAGAATGGGCATCCAATTCTTTTCACAGTATGAATTTTCATCTATTGGGGCTGGTATTCTAATTCGTGATATTTCTTTGGCCGTCCACTTAATCTTATCAATCTTTAATTCTGATAATTCCATACGACCAACTCCGTTGGTTGTTGTATCTCTGCGAACTCCTGTGGCATAATATTTGCCATCCCATTTAACAAGTCTGGCATCTTCCAATCCAACAAATGTCCATATTGGGGTAACGTCTAATTTAGTAGTATCAATCAATGTCCAGTTAATTATATTTAAATCTTTATCAAGTCGGCAAAGGTAATTATCTGTAACTAATCTTTGATCTTCTTCTGGATGTAAATATGCTAATGGTCCCCATACGCTAGGA